GTCCGGCGCCCCGCGCTACGTGTTGCCTGGGTGGGCGGGGGGTGACCCGCGCCGCGTCCCCACGTGGCCCCGGATCTTTTACGGCAGCGCGTCAAGCGTCCGCGCCTGGCAACCTGCCAATTTTATAATTGCGAAAAATCAGGGCTTGCAACTTTTTCCCGGCGTCGGTCAAACTTCCATCAGGTTTGTGTAATATATGTCTATGCGTATACAAGGACACCGCTACCAGGTTTCGCGGGTCAAGCGCTAACTCCGGGAAATCATCCAACATAAAAACATGGTGGACAGTTTCTGCCGGTTCGGATATACCATAACGAGCGCGCCAAAAATCTTTATAACCGTCTCGCCGTAATACTTTTTCGCGGACCTTTTGCCATGCTTTGGTGTGATAAAAATCAACTTGTTTTTTCATTTTGTCCATTGGACCTTTTCCAGACACGGCGAGCCGTCCGGATAATACCAGCGCATTTTTAACGTTAATTCGCACCGTTTGCAAAATAGCTTTATTTCGCCGCCGTCAAGCCGGCATAAATACCAGCCCGGTACCGGTGGAAACCCGTCAAAAAATGTTTTTTCGTTTTCGTTTGGCATCGGATCCCGCGCCTCCATGATCGCATAATTTGCGATTTTACTTTTTGAAATCAAAAAACGGATCCAGTCCGCGCATAATTTGCAATTTGTGGACCGGTTCCGGATCCTGGCAACAAAAAAGAGAACGCGCGCGGCGTCCCCTTATTTTTTCACGATAACATGATAACACGTTTACAGGGTGCAAAAATGACCCTTTTATTATTTTTCGCTTTTTTCCTCCGGATCCATCCCGGCCCCGTCCCCAACAGCCGCCCAAATTGCGGACCGGCAAAACGTCCCGACCGGAACCCCGGCAGCGTCCGCGGCGGTTTTAACGCGGTCATAGTCTGAGAGTGTGAAATCAAGCGCGACCCGATGCATTTTTTCCGCTCGCCATTTGTTAGTAGCCCTTTTTTGTGCGTCAGTCCTTGCCATTTTTGAAACCCCCTTTTTTGAAATCCTAGCATAAAAAAATCTTTATTGCAATAGATAAAAATGATCAAGAATATTTATTGCAATAGATAAATATGATCATTGTATTATATGTATTGCATTATATAATAATAATATGTAATGCAATATATATTCCATAGGAGGTTAAAAAAATGGACAAATCAAAAGTTGTTAGCATTAGCGCAAGAAATAGCAAAATGGGTGAGATTCCTTCCGTGTCACTTCCACCCCGCAAGACGTGCCCAAATTGCAAGTTTTGCACAGTGGACGGCCGCACACCTTGTTACGCTGAAAAATTGTGTCGTATCTATCCCACGGTTAAAGCAGCATACGAACGCAACCTTAGCATTTTAACGACCGACCGAAAAAGCTATTTTGACCAGGTAAAAGCCGCGGCGAGTCTCTCAAAATATTTCCGGTTTCATGTTTCCGGCGATATCATCGACGCGGACTATTTGCACAATATGTGCAAAATAGCGCGGGCATTAAAAGACACACATTTTTTATGCTTTTCTAAAAGCTATGAAATTATCAACGCATATTTTAATAACCACGTCAAGCCCCGCAATTTACACTTAATTTTATCTTTACCGTTTTCCGGCGTAAAGATCCAAAACCCGCACAACCTACCGACCGCGGCTGTCATTCTTAAGGGCCAGGAACCGGACGAAGGCTGGAAAATTTGCGGCGGGAATTGTAGCGAGTGCGCGTGCCGTGGCGTGGGCTGCTGGCAGCTTAAGAAGGGCGAAACGATAGCATTTTATGAACACTAAAGCGGACTCGGTCCGCGTAACTTATAACAAATCATAGGAGGATAAAAAAATGAGCACAAACGAAATGCAAAACAAGGTAAAGGAACTGAGAGAGCTGGCAAGGATGAAGGAAGAGTTGGAAGCGGAAATCACCGCGATCCAAGACGAAATCAAGGCCGTCATGAATGAGCGCGCGTGCTATGAATTTTCCGGTCCTGATTTTAAAGTATCCTGGAAGGAAGTCACGACGAGCCGTTTAGATACGACCGCACTAAAAAAAAGCAATCCCGGACGTCGCCGCGCTTTACATGAAAACTACCACATCCCGCCGTTTTGTAATTGCATGATAGGAGGTCCCCGCCATGAGTGAAAAAGAGGTTGCAAGCTACAAGGAATTGATAAACATCAAGCGGGAAAAATTGCGGTCCCGCTGCCTATCCTACAAGGAAGAAAAAGAAATTCATTTTCTTATTTCGGTTCTTGAGGACCTTATCAAAACCGCGGAAGCATAAAAAATTAACTGTCTATCGGGCCGCCGGTCGTTTGTACCGCGGCCCCCGTTCCACATAATAGGAGATTTTAAAAATGAGTGCAACAAAAGAAATTATAATACAGATTGCGGAAGACATCGAAAAAAGGACCGGCGAAAGTCTGACAAGGATCCTGGAAGACATGACCGACGGCGAGTATGGCAACGTCGATTTTTTATCTCGCCTGTATGATGACCGCGAAAACCGTAAAATCATAATTTGTACCGATGATTTTTATACTGATTTTTGGATTTTTTCCACATCTGACCCCGCCGACCTGGTGGAGGTTGTAAAGGATCTCACAAACCAACGCCCCCATGATATCGACGAAAATAAACACCGGTTATTATACAATAGCACGTCAGACACATTTTTACAGACAGACAAGGCCCTCAATTTATGTGATGATGTTATATTTAATTCTGATTTTTGCGAAATCTGAGAGGAGGCAGACAACATGAAAAAAATATTGTTTTCTATCGTCGTTTGTTTGGCGTCTTGCGCGGTTATAGCGTTTTCAGCGGCCCCGGTCCGCAACGAATACCCGCAAACGCTAATAATTAGCGATATTTCCGGCGATACCGTGACAGGGTCCACCATGACAGAGATTAGCTATAGCTTTACAGGTGCGGAAGACTGGCAGCCCGGTGATATTTGCGCGGTTATTATGTGCGATAATGGGACCCCGGCGAGTATATACGACGATATTATTTTAGAATGTAAATATTGCGGGAATATTGACAGATAACACACGCCCCACGCAAGCGGCCCGGGATTATTTCCCGGGCTTTTTGCTGCCTTAAGTCCCCCGCGGCGAGTTGACCGGTCCCGGTGACAGAACGACCGCGGGACCTGGCAAGGGATCCGCCCGCGGGATTTTTGTCAAAAGTTTTTTTCTGGATTTTTTTCTCTGATTTTCTTTGGTATTTTTTCAAGCGAGATTCGCTGGCTGCTATTCGCTTGGTTTTCGCTGGATTTTCGCTGTTGATTTTCGCTTGAATTGTGATCGCTCTGAGCGATTCAGATTCGCTCTGTAATCGTCTTTGGATTTTCGCTTGATAATTTCCCTGTCGATTCGTCTAAACGCTCTCATGGACAAACCTGTGCATTCATGGAAAGGTGTTTTAATTGCATTTTGCACGTGGATGAATTCATCCGAGTGGAATATGTCATTTGACATATTTGTAATTAGCAAAATGACATATTCGTGAAGAAATCCTCCCATGAAGGCATCAGGATAGTCTGTATAGAGTGATCTGAAACTGTTTGTATGAATAATTCAACCGCAATTTGTATGAATAATTCAACCGCGATTCATACAAACAATTTAACCGTGTTTACAGAGAGTCTATTTATCCGAATAATTCAACCGATACAACCGATACAACAGATTCAACCGATATAACCGATTTGACGGCTTTTTCAAGGATCCTGTGAATTCAACAGCTATATTTACGACAAATCTAACCGATTTTTTGCGATATCAGATAAATCATCGCCCTCCGATACTCATGATATTGGCGTCTTCCGCAAGGAATGCCCTGTGTGTATAACGTTTCGTATGATAGATGATGCGTCACGCCCATGATGATGTACTTTTGGAGCGGTTCGCTTGCGGTAACTTCCCGTGCGGCATCTTCGACGATATCGATCTTTCGCTGAAGCTCCGCCCGACGGATCGCCAATTCTTCGACTGGATTGTAATCACCTGACGTCTGAACGTTGACGCGATCCTCATAATTGGTGATCGTGCGGGATGTGTCACAGACAGATAATTCCGCGATCCATAGAGGATAGCAGCGGCAGAAGGATATTGCATGATCCCATAATGCCGGCGGAACGAAGTTCTTGCTCCGTTTGGATGGTCTTTTGTATCGAATTTTATTCATCTGTGCCCTCCATACCAAATAAACGCGATAATAGCCAGGAATGCCATGACGGCGATAGTGTAGAGACCTCCCTCAAGAGTGAGACAAACGCCCATGATCAGGAGTCCTCCGGTTTGTCGAGTTCGCAAAGAACCGCTACATTGAACGCAAGGTGATCCAAGTGAAGGAGTCCGCTTTCCTCATCCGTGCCGTGTGGGTCATCTAAATATGCGAGAAGGTGACGGAATAGTGCGTCACGGTAACGTTCAACGGAGACATCGCGCCAACTTTCGGAATCGCCGTACTTCTTGAGACCGTACATTCGAGCACGTGCAATGGCTCTGATGATCTCACGCGGAACAAGGGTCAGACGGAGCTTGCCTGCATCGGCTTTGATGTCTTGATTCTGTTCGTTCATGATTGTTCCCCCATTCTATCTGCAAAAATATTTTCCAACATATTTGCCGACCTATAACATAAAACCCGTCCGTGTCCATGCTGCGTTTGGGCATACTCACGAAGCATCCTTGCTTGTTCTGACACCATAAGCATTGATATGGGTTCTTTTTTTAATTCAGCGAAATGCTTTCGCATAGATTCTGCTTGTCGTTCCATTTTGTTCCCGTATTTGCAGTTATATACATTGTCGCACCACTCTAAATTATTAGGATTATTGTTCTTTTTATTTTCATCCTTGTGATTGACTTGTGCGTAATTATTTGGATTAGGAAGAAAAGCCATTGCGACTATACGGTGAACAAACCATTGTCTTGTTATTCCATTTTTTGATAAACTGACCTTATAATACCCTCGAAAATTCTCAATTGGGGACAACACCCTTTCATCAAAATGTTTTTTTACTCCATTTTTCGTTACCGAATAATGTGGAATCCTTTTTATTACACCGTTATTGCTTACTTGATATAATCCCTCATATTCGACAACATCTTTCCATACTTCATCCATTTTTATCCTCACTTTCCGAACCTTGCGAACCTTGCGAACCCATTTGCGAACCTTGCGAACCATCTGGATCGCTTTCCTCCTTCAGATTGAATTGATAATTTGCCGTAATATCGATGGTTTCCGCGTCCTTATTTTTGGCATAGAACGCGCCCTGGTTGCGCAACCGTTCCTCGTATTCATCCGCAAACTTCCGACCTGCGATGGTCTGCGGGATTATTGTTGTTTCGATGCGGTAGATGGTCATGGTGTGGCCTCCTTGTTCATGATTTCCCCCTATTCTCTGTAAATCAGTAAATGCAGACCAAGCGCAAGAACCATTTTCTCCACTTCGTCGATATCGGGCTGTCGTGTTCCGTTCATCCATCTGCACACGGTCACGGGCGAGACGCCGATTCGCTCGGCTAACTGTTTTTGTGATATCTGTTGCGTTGTTATTTCGCGCTTGATACGTTTCATGGTAATTGTCATTGATTTTACCCCTTTTACGCATAATTCCGCTGATATAGATCAAAGTTTTCCACAGTCCAAAAGATTCGCGGCGAATTAACCCACCTTTGCAGTTTTCGGACACGATCTCCAGGATTCGTGTGTTCCTTGTCGTAGATCATCACATACGGCTGCAATCCGTGATTACGGATGAAATTGATCCGATGTATGTCATCCTCATGCGTTGTGTTAAAATTCACAAGCACATAGACAACGACCTTGTGACGATCCCATCCAGTAATGTCAGCAAATTTCGCAAGCGCTGGCTCCACAATGTCACGATCCTCGATCTTGTCATACGCAAAATGGACTAACTTAATTTTGATCTGTCGGATCATTTCGGCTTTTTCTTCCGTCATCATTCGGATGTCTAGGCCTTGCGTGAAATCGACACGCGCTTTTGAATCAATCAATTGCTGAAGCAGATCGCGCCAATCCTTACACGCTATCAGATTCGGATCAAGCAAGACGATATTTTTCTGCCCTCTCCAAAACTCCGACAGATCAGCGGCCTTGATACTGCATCGCCCCTCTTTTGACGCCACATGACAAAATCCGCAACCCCTCGGACATCCTCGTGTCAAAAATCCGTATGCTGTGTCCTTTGTTTTGTTCGGGTAGATCGAATAGTCCGGGTATATGTGTTCGATTTCATACGGCAACGGTTTGTCCTTTTCCTTGTCGTAGACTTCACGCCCGTCAACAAGCGTTATCGCATACCCTGTCCCATTTTTGATAATCTCATCTGCGTTAATGTTGTATTCATAATCTGGCGAAAACGAAAACACTTTGCTCATGTAAACTCGATCCATGTGTCCGCTGAACATTGGTTGATACCATTCAACACTATCGCCCCTGTTCTTGTGCCATGCTGACAATTTCATGAGCGGAATATTCGGGAAATTATTTCCGTCAACATCGATCAATCCAATTCGCATTTCTTACCCTTTACTTCAGTTACCGATTTCCACCGCCGACACCAATCACACAATCATTTCGTCCCTGTGCTGCTTGGGCTTTTGTTGTCATGGTGTCGGTGGCTTCGGTCGGCTGACGGCTCGGTTAATAGTTACATGGTACTTTTGGTTGATCATTCATACACGATATAGGCTTTACGTGTGCCGCAAATTGTTCGCGTTTTCAATTATTGGCTTTATCTGATCCCCACGCCGTCAAATGATGGGGAGTCGGATCGATAATCAGGCAGCAGACGATTGAGTTCTTGCAACCGCTCTGTTCTGAATGTAATAAATCAGCTCTCGGATGTTGTTTTTCTGCTCCGGATATTTGTGGCGGAGTTCGTCATAGCGATCCATGAAATCTGACCACTTGGAATCATCCTTGGCGTTCGTTGTGATATCTCCAAAATCCCGGAGGAATTTCCAAAAATCCGTGATCAGGTCGTAATCTTTTTGTTGGAGTTCTGACATTTTCATTTTTCCCTCCTTGTTGCCGACAAATCGATTTTTTACGGCAACGCCCAAAAACCCAATAACCACGCGGCTTTGACCATTTCTGTTGCCGATGTTGTCGTTAATTCCCTATAATTCTTATTTATATATATTTATTTATTTTTTTTACTTTTAAAGAATCAAAGGCAACAACGGCAACACGGCAACAAATGTGTCAACCATGCGGTTTTTCGTGTTGCCGATCATGTTGCCGTCAAATTTTATCGGCAACATTTTTAGGCATCGAACGGCACGATGACGTCAGTTCGGTCGTATGCTCTTTGGATGCCATAATCACCACAACGTTGACGTCCGACATATTCCCATCCATCGATGCTATTCTTCATGATCTCGTGTAGTCTGTTGATATCCTTTTTGCCGAATATCTCAAAAGGATGGTTCAGCGCCTCCCGCCATAGTTGAACCGCACACGTTCGGTCGAGTCCTTTCTCGTCTAGCCAATTTTGGATGATACCGATGTCAGGATCTTCCTCCAGGTATGCCGTTCTCATTTCCTCGGCTTGTTTTTCCACTTCGGGAGGAAGGATCAACGGGATGTTACCGCCCGCCCGCATAAACTCGTCCATGATCTCGCCCCATGCTTGAAGAACAAGAGCCTTGGTCGCGATTTCGTCGTTGTTTGGATTTGGTACTTCGTGAACCCAACACTTGACCGGAAGGAAACGACGGTTTCCGGTGCGGTCTGTGAGGAAATCAACGGGATTGGATGTTCCCGCCAATACGCACATTCGAGGATGGTGTTCTGTGCGGCGTGAGTATGGTGAACGGTAAATGTCATCACGCGAGGTTATAAAGGATTTGATTGATTCAACATCCTTGGCGCGTTTGGTCGCTTGGAGTTCTGCCAGTTCAACGATCCACATCCCACGGAGCTTTTCGAATGCTTTGTCTCCGTCCAAACTGTTGAAGTTATCGCTCAACCACTTGTTGTTGATCGCGAGGAATCTGAAAAAGGATGATTTGTACTTCCCTTGCGGGCCAACAAGAACAAGCATATAATCGAATTTACATCCCGGATGATAGATCCGAGAGACTGCCCCCATCATGAACAGGCGGAGAGCAGCGGTGTTATAATCGGTCTTTTCTGCACCCGTGAGAAGTGGGAGCAGGTCGGCGACATGGGAATTGCCATCCCAATTATCGTGTGCGTCCTCAAGCATCTGTTTGACCGGATTGATGATGTGGCGATGTGTGACGTTATCAAGGGCCGCTTGGATTTTGTCGTTGCTCTTAAGTCCATAATTGCGCTCGATGTAGCCCCACAAATTGTTGTCATCGCTCGATTTCCATTCCCGCCATCCGCGATGGTTCTTCCACGGCAAATTCCCGTAGACATACGGTTCGTATGATAATTCGTTGTAATATAGCCGCCCGAATAACTCCTTGTCGTATTCGATAGCCTCCTCACAATTGGAGATAGTCTGTTCGACGTCATCGGTCAGATCCCCGTTTTTGTCGATCTTCATGGTGAGCTTTGGTGCTCTCCATTCCTCGCCAAACTTCGAGAGGATTTTGTTTTCCCCCTTGGCGTATTTCAGGGCAGAATTGACAAGCTGGAGCAATTCGTCGTGTTCGATTGGTGGAACACATCGCGCATCGTTCTCGGCACTAACCGCCGCGATGATGGCGGTATCTGACAGGCCTTGGGCTTGCAAGGAACAGGCAAAGTGGTAAAGTGTGGAATTTCTGACGCCACTATCTATGATCGATGGTAATTGGAATTTTTCGCCTGATTCCTTGGTGGTCTTCCCCGTCGCGAGGAATTTCAGAACGACGTCGTTCACATCGGCAATACCGATATCGTCGGGATCATCCTCCCATGCGTATTCAACCCCGTTCGGATGAACAGACGGAGGAGCGACCACATAACCACCCTCACCACGCACATCGACCCCATCGATAATGCCCGTGCGGTTTTGGATGTCCTTCCCGGTGTAGTGGTAATAAAGGTGGGCTCCACCGCGCCCCGTGATGGCTCTTGCGGTTTCCGGGAGTGCAACACCATTGTCCTTTTCCCATGCCGCCATTGCCATGATCCCGTCCAGACCTTTGTCATCGTCAAGATCCTCGTCAATCACGATCAGATTGGAGATGGAACCCGTCGCAACACCAACGGACGCGGTGGGCCATTTCTTCCACCATGCTTTGATAGCTCCCGGATCCTTCTTCGCGTCCTTGCATCCGTGCGGAGTGTGTGGTCTTTTCTCCTCGGCTTTGACAGGGAAAACCGCCCAACCATATTTTTGTGCGTAATATAACGCCGCCTTGAGATTCTTATTGATTGTCATATTGGTTTAATATCTCCATGATTCGTTCCCCTGATGTGTTCGGAGTGCAAAAGAGAAATTGCACACCGTAACGCTCGGAGATAGTTTCCATTGCCTTTTGTAACCGTTCGCCCTGCACACACTTCGGATTGTAGATAACCCGTGGATTGACCCACTTGTGGACCTGGCTGATGTCCGAAATGCCCACATCGTTTTCCACAAGGATTATCAGTTTGCACCCTGCGGCTTTTGCGGCTTTGCATTCGTTGATAAATCGCTTGTGTTCGGCTCCGCAAATGTTCGCCGCGATCTCCTCCATGTCCTTTTTTGTGTCGATGGAGACAGGAGGAACAGGAGCATAATCACCGAATGGGAGCTTACATCTGACAAGTTCGACACCTTGGCGGGAAAACCAATCGTGCTTGATATTATGCTTTCCCGCCTGCTGCCGACTATCTTCAATGATGGTGTTCATCACGCATCAAACGGGATCTCTGCGGTTCCCGCGTCCGTGCCAGCGTTGGCAATCTCCTCATCGGTGGGGAGTTCCTTCCTTTTAGGAACACGCTGCGCGGCAAGGTCTGCCACCGGAAATTCCTTGTTGACGATCAGGCGGATTTTCTTTTCGCCGTCGTTCCCGTAGTATTCCTCCTCCTGGAGAACGATTCCGATCTTCTTGCCAACAAGAGTCTTTTCATCGGAATTGACGGTATTTCCATCGAACACGAACGATCCGTTGGATTTGCTGACCGAGGAACAGAACCGCTTGAACATCCCCAACGCCTTTTCCTTGTACGAACGGCAGTATTCGCCAACCCACGTCCAATCAGGATGATCCTCCCGCGTCTTGGAGTAATATCCGGCAAATTCGCCCTCGACGATATCGAACGCGATTTTCAGATATTCCTTTTCGGGGAGATCCACCGCGCCCGTGATCTTGCAGATGTAGGCTCCCGGTGCGGGTCTGTTGAAATCACTTGCCTCCTGAACGTTGGTTAAATCGATCTTTTTCATTGCTTTGTCCTCCTTTACTTAAGAAAATAGGTTTCGTATATCTCTCCACCGTCCGCGCACAATTTGATAAACTGTTCACACGGCATTTCGCGCACGGTGACTCGCCGCTGCTTATACTTGTTGTTGCTATCCCGGAAGATAGCCGTTCCGGTGCTGGCATAGTAGGATTGAATGATCCCGTTGTAATCTTCCGCGTTGATTAGCTTGGTCTGCGGGTATGTGGTGTACTTCAACCCGGAATCATGAAACCGCTCCAACGCCGAATCAAAATCGAATTGATGATCCATAGCGTTCTCCTTTAGGCCTTTAATTCCAAATAGATGGTTTTCAGAATCTCATTGACGGTGACGGCAAGAGCCATTCCGACCTGAACGGATGTCAATTCCGGATCACCACAAAGGCCCATCTGACCTTCCACAACTTGACCGTCTCTGATTTCTTTGTAATAGTCGCCAAACATTCTGATAACGTCTCGTGTTTCCATCTTTCCCCCTTTCTTCTTATTAGTATTCTTCCAACGCCTTGAGCACCGCACCGAGGTCGTTCGGAATCTCGTCTTCCTCGAATGCACCGAGGGGAGATTTTACGGTCGAACGGTCTGCGTGAGTGTGGAAAATGTACTTGCCATCCTTGCACTCCGCCAACAACACGGTGGTCAGTTTGGACTCCAACACGATCTTTTCGAGCTTGCGTCCGTTCGTCCTGGTGTGTGTGAACACAATCCCATTGTCATCGGTGTCCGTGATGGAATGGGCAATGATGATGACGGTCAGCTCCGGTCTCATCGTCAGGGCATAGTCAAAAATCTCCCAAACGTATTGAGCGAGATCCGTCCACTTGCCGTACCCCTGCACCTTGGCGTTGCGCATCTCCTGCGCTACCATGACGCCGTTGATGGTGTCGATCACGATGGTCTTGATGTGAGCATATTTCTCATTATCGTTGATCGCCCGCAAGCATTGCATGATTGTGTCCGGAGCATCCGTCGCCATGTAGTTGTGATTATCGGCGTTGTACTGATCGCGCCAACCCTTCCAGCTCAAGCCTTTTTTGTCGGCGTCTAGGTAAAACGTCGTTTTCGGGTCAAGCGTGCGGGCTGATGTAGTCTTTCCGGAACCGCTTTCGCCCATGATTTCGATTGTTTTTGCCATTAGTCTTCGACCTCCTCTCCTTCGTCATAAAGAACCAATTTCCCCGCATTGATTTCCTCTTCCGACAACACGACGGGCATTCCTGCGGAGATCCTGTCACCATTGTTGACCTCACGCTCAAGGAAGTTCGTCCATCCACATTTCATGTGATCCTTGGCATTGCAAAGATATTTTTTCGGACAATCCTCGCATTCGTGCTGATCGCACAGGAAATTGGCTAATTGTTTGAGATTCATCTGTTGAATCAGTTCAAATTTGTTCACGTTGAAACCTCCAACGATTTGTGGTAGGATATGAATTGCAGAGGATGTCTATCCTACCTTGGGCCGTCACGATTGCCGTCGTGCGGCTCAATCCTTTTCCTCGGTTTCGTCTGTCTTCTCGGTCTTCTCGGTCTCCTTTTCCGCTTC